AAGTCGAATTCAAAATGTAAAATCATAAAAATCAAAAAATCTTACATCTGTCTCAAACTCGTAATAAATATAACTTAATATATAATAACTACGAGTTTGAGACAGACGTAAAAGATGTAACATAAATTATTATTTATTGTCGAGATGTTAATTTATTTTTTGCGTCATAAAAATATTTTTGCGTCATAAAAATCAAAATACGAGTGCAAACAAGTCGAATTCAAAATGTAAAATCATAAAAATCAAAAAATCTTACATCTGTCTCAAACTCGTAATAAATATAACTTAATATATAATAACTACGAGTTTGAGACAGATCTAACAATTGAGCTAAACTGAGTATTAAGATTACAATAAGATTAATAAATGTTTATATTTTCTATTTCGGGACGTTAAACAAATTTGATACAAATATAATAATCATTTCATGTATAGTAGTAAATGAAATGTTATTTCAGGTCATAAATTAATATTATTAAATTATTTATTCGCTCGGCTTTAGGTCGCCTTTTTATATCGTGAAATTGTGCAATATATTAATATCAGTTTTTGCCATATTTTCGTGTTTACCACATTTATTTTTATTTCAATTTTATTTTATTTAATTATTTAAAAAATAGTTTAAAGAAATAAAAATAATATCTAATATAATAATATATAGTATTAAATAAAAATGTCAATTAACAAAAATGAAATGTCAATATATGCAATTAATGCTTATAAAGATGCAAAAATTATAAAAATGAAACCACTTGACGGGACAAATGAAGAAATATTGAAAGAATTGAATAATAATAAAGGTTATCATTTACTTTTTAAAAATGAGGGTATATACTCATTATTTTTTGATCTAGATCATGTGCACAATGATGATGTGACACACGCTCAAGATATTTTAAACGAAGCTATTGAAGAAATAGCATATTATTTGGATTGTCCGACAACATTTATTAAATATACAGAATCAATTAAAACAGAATCTGAATATTCATTTCATTTGTCAGTCCCATTTTTTAAAGCATCATACTCAACAATTAAATATATCGCTGAATTAATCAAAAAAAATCCACTTTTAAGCGACTATATTGACAGCGGAATTTATACAAATAATCGTTTATTTCGCTTACCAAATCAAACGAACACAGATAAACCACAAGCACATATTATTAAATTTGGTGAAATGTGGCATTTTATTAACACTTTGCCACACCCTGAAGCAGTTTTAATAAATTTTGATGATCAAAAATTAAAAAAACAATTGAAACAAGAAAAACAAGAAAAACAAAAACAATATATTACCAATCAAAAAACAAAATCAAAAATTAATGAATATTATACAGATGATCAATTATTTGACATGTTAAATGAATTAGATGACAAATATTTAAATGAGTATAATGATTGGTTGCTAATTACCAATATATTAAAAAATATTGATAAATTTGATTTGTGGTCAAAATGGTCAATGCAATCAAAAAAATATAATAAAACTTCAAACCTTAAAATATGGCGAAATCTTAAAAAGCTTGACATTGGAATTGATCATTTATTGAAATTATTAAATATTGAGAATCCAATTAAACCATACAAACAATACGAGCCTTTGACATTTGATTTGTCACAAATTAATTATAAACATATGAATCAATACAGATTATATGACCAAGATCAAATAAATTTAACTCAATTTGTATATGATGATATTATTAAAAATAAATTGGTTATATTAGAAAGTTGCACAGGAACAGGAAAAACAACAGCAACCGCAAAATTATTAAAACAATATATTGCAAATTATGGATATATGAACATTATTTCGATTATTTCGAGGATAACATTAGGTTATCAAATTGAAGACTCATTTTTAAAAGAAGATATTACATTTAAAAATTATCAAAATGATTCATTTAATGATTATGACAATTATATTGTGTGTGTAAATTCATTGAAAAAACTTCAAGACATTACACCAGAACAATTAAAACATTATATTGTTTATATTGATGAAATAAACTCATTTACAAAATCATTGACACACAATGACCAATTAACACCAATTTTAAAAGATATATGTTTAATTTTATTTAAAATTATCAAATATGCTCATAAAATTATTGTTTCTGATGCTGTTATTAGTGATAGCGTATTTAAATTTTTGAAATATCATATTACAACAAACCCACAACAAACAATATTCATTAAAAATGACTTCAAAAAATATAAGGGTATTAATGCATATCGTGTTAAAGATGAAAATAAATTTAAAGAGTTAATAACTGAACACATTAAAAATGATGATTATTTTTTATTTGGTTGTGATAGTTGTTCAGTTATTGAATCTTATTATTATGATCTTAAAAGCCAATTTGACAAACCTAATATAATAAGTTTAGATTCGAATAAAGATTTTTGCACACTTTCAAAATCATCAAAATTCAAATTATACACATCAAATATTAAATTTAACATTAAAAATGCCTCTGTTGAATTTGACAAAAAATTTAATTTTTATTCGCCAAGTATTGAAACGGCAATTGATGTAACACTTGAGACGCCTCAAGATGTATTCATTTATATTAAAGGTAATACAATTGACGCTTCGAGTTCATGGCAACAAACTACACGAACACGAAATATTAAAAACGTTTATTATTTTTGTGATTGTGATGACAGATTCGCTTTATATGATTCATTGGATGAAGTTGATAAAGTTTATGAAACTTGCTTGAAAGAAAATCAAAATTTGAACGCCTGTTCAAAAGTCATTGACATTGATGATGAAGTTAAAATTATAAAAAATACATTTTACGATTTATTTATTTATAATGAATATGTAAAAGATTTATACAGAACTTCAAGATTGCAACATTATGAAGAAATATTAAAAGCTAATGAGTTTAATTTGCAATTATACAACGAAGATGATTCAAATTTAATTGACACATTAGAGAAAAATGAAATGGAAAATAAAAGAACAACAATTAATGAAGCATTATTTAATAAATTTATTGATGACATTGATTTTACAAAACAAGAATATGCAGATATTAACGAAATATTATCATTTTTAAATTTACCAATAAATAAAACATTATTACTTGAATATAAAGATATTATCCTTGATCAATACAAATTAAATGAACATCTCAATATAATTAAATTTTTCAAAGACAATGATTATATTGAGAGAAAAATACATGATATTGAAAGCAAATCATTAAGCGTTAAATGTTTTACAAGTCAATACCACAAAATTAAAGCGTTAAGACAATTAGAGCAATTAAATAAAGTGTCATTTATAAATTTAAATTTCAATGACATTGATTTAAACCAACAATTTAAATGTAATAATTGGGAATATGTAAAAAAATTATTTCGCACAGAAAAAAAACAGCCTGCTACATTAGAAGATTTTAAGCCTTTATACATTCAATTTATTAAAAACATAACAATATCATCAATGATTGAATCAAAACAAGAAAGAGTTAAAAGCAACAAAATAAGAATATATAAAATTAACCAAGATTTAATTAATTATCACATGAAATTAAATCATTATTCGAATTGTGAATGCAGATATTTTAACCCGAGTTATTCACAATTTTTAAATATTAATGCAGAAGATCCATTTAATGACGTTTAATAAAATTTATTTGTGGTTGTATCATAACTAATTTTATATTTAACTTTTGATTCATCTTTAACAGGTTTATTATGATTCAATTTATATATAATGTCTGTTCTTCGTTTTCTGTATAATTTATCATTAACATTTGAATCATCTTTATTGACATATGTATTTAATTTCTCTTGCAATATGTTTTTTTCATATTGCATTTGATTCATTTTATTTTGTAATTCAATTAATGTTGACGGGTCGTTTTCTTCTTCAGTATTTAATACTTTATTATAATTTTTCAATGCAGTTGGCACAGAGTGGCGCATTTGTTTTGCCAATTTTTCACGATCTGCGCTTTTTGTATTTTTTTCATATTTCCACGTAATAAAAGAAGAGCGCATTATATCAAAATTAATGTCACTCACTTTTGTTATATTTCTTAACCATGTTAACAAAGTATTTGTCGAAACTGGTTTTTCATTAATTTCAAATAAATAATTTCGTGGATATTTAATATATGACTCATCAATTAATTTGCTTAAATTATCATTTTCAATTGATATAACACTTAAATCTTTATTTATTGCATATTGTCTATAATTTGAAGCTTTATCTTTATTAACAATGAAATAGCATTTTAATTTGCCTTGTCTATTAATTAGAACAAAGTTGTTTATTTTATCATTATCTTTTTTAAATCTGATAAATCGTGCAGTATTATAAAACGATGTTCTAAGCGGTGGTTGATATGTCAATAAATTTAACAGTAAATATTTATAATGATCTTGTAAACTTACAATTGTTGATTTGTCAATATTGTTTAATAATTCAACAAAATAAGAATGAGGCCTAAAATTTAACTGTTCTTTTTCATCGAGTTTGTTTTGCCCTTCTTTTTCGTGTATTTGTTCTGTTAATTCATGACCTTGTCTTTTAAAATCTTTGACATATCTTTTTTTATGTATTTCTAACCACCTAGCAACCATAAATAACAAACCTTCTTGAGATGATGGCCCCCATTTTGGATTTTCTTTTATAATGGTAGCTAATGAAGGTTTATACACATCAATATAATCTTCTTTTTTTGCTTCTGGGTGAAGTGTTACAACATAATTATAAAGCCAATCGTATTTTTTTTCGTGTAAATCTGACCACTTCTTTTTAAATTCTTTTGATTCCTTTGATTTTTTATTTATTATTTTTGCTTTTGACACATTAGAGATTTGTTTGCTTGAGTTATTCATTTAAATATATATAATTTAACTAAGAAATTAAATTAAATATATTTGCTTAAATCGATAAATCGATTAAATCATATTTTTCTAAAACATAATTTATCAACCATTCATCATTTGTCCATCCTGCATACTCTGGCTTTACTAATGCAAAAAATTCGCTATGAATCATAGCTTCATTATTGTCGTAAAATTTTACATTAATTGTCGCAGACGCATTCAGGTCAATATTAATGCATTGAATTTCAACTTTATAAGCTGTCCTAATTATTTGTTTTTCTTGAATATTAATTAACACCATTATATATTTATAGTATAAGATTTTTTTTCTTAGATTAATATATAAATATAAAACAATTTAAATGAGCGATTTAAACGATAATGAAATAAACGAAGATTTAAAAACACCATTGACTAAAGAAAAAATTAAGAGAGAACGAACACCGAAACAGCTTGAAGCTTTTGCAAGAGCATCTGAAAAGAGAAAGCAAAATATTGAAATGAAAAAGCAACAAAAATTACTTGAATCAGCAAAAATATTAATTCAGAATGAAACCAAAAAAAACAATCAATCTTATAATGAAGAAATGGCCGACAGTGAAGAACAAATAATAATAAAAACGTCAAAATCGAAGACGTCGAAAACACCAATAAAAACTAAGAAAACGAATAAAAAAATAGTGGTTGAAAGTTCTTCATCAGAATCAGAACAATCTGAATCGTCAGAAAGTGAAGAAGAAAAAATAATAAGACAACAAATTAAAGATCTAAGAAAAAAACGAACAACAAATAACAAAGTTCAAATAATTCGAGATCAACCAGCCAAAATTTACCCACCACCAAATTATAATAATTTTTTTTGTTAAATAACTGATAATATATTATTTTCTCATATTATAATATATTATCATTATAATGCCAAATGAACTAAAGGAATTAAAAAAACTGTTGAAATTAAAGAAGCTGTTGAAAAAAATGAAGAAATTGAAAAAGGCAAATAAAACTAAGAAATTGAAAAAACACAAAAAGAAAAATGGGCAATTAAAATCAATAAATAATCCATTTCCACAAAATAGAGATCAAATGCCTTTGCATAATCCAATTGGCGGGGGCGGTGGTCATCCTTCAACAACTGTTGCTATAACTTCAGTTGATTCAAATAAAGAAAAAATTAATACTGGTAAAACAACAACTGATGCATTAGACGAGCAAAATAAAAAACAACAAGAATATTTTAATAACAAACTTATTGAATTTAAGAACGATGTAAAATTAAACGAAAATAAAATTCAACTGCGGAATGAATATATTCTTGATTATGTAATGAAACAAATACAAGGACCAACAGATATTTATTACAACCCGCGACCACAGTCAAACCCCTTAACAACTGTCAAACCACAATCAGGCGATTTTTATACACCACAACCAACAAATTATACAGATCAGCAAGGAAATATAACAGCATATGACCCATATAAATTTTTTAAAGAGGTTGACGGCTCAAGCGCACTAATTGAAGAAATTCAAAGCCCACTCATTCCAGAACAAGCACAACAGCAAGATCAATTAAGGTTGCCATTTGTTCAGGAACCAGACACAGAAATATTGCAAAATTTTAATTTAGAGCCAGAAGAAGACGAAGAACCAGAAGAAAAAGACGACGGGCAATTTAATCCATCAAATATTTTTACTGATGGGGATGAAAAACAACAAGATGAACCAACATTAACACAAATAATAAATCAACAAATGTCAGAAGATACACTCGGCAGAAAAAAAAGAGGAAGGCCCCCAGGATCAACAAATAAAACTAAAACTGATAACCCTTTGACATCTCAAGCAATCAAAGAAGAAAAAGTAAACACACGCTCACAAGGCTACGAAAAATTAATAAATCAACAAATGAGAAGACCCGACAAATTTGCAACTGATCAAATAAAACAAAATGAGGAAAATAAAAAGAAAACTGCAACTTTTGGCGGAATGCTCAAAAAAGTTGAAAATAATGACAATGCAAATGAAACTGAGGATATTATTGACATGAATACAAAAGAAGCATCACCAGCAAAAAGATTTATATCAAATGTTATATCAACTGTTACAGGAAAAGGAAAAACAGAAAACGCAAACACAGGAAAAAAGAAAAAAGGAAAAAATTAAAAATAAAATGTTATACAATAATATTATAAATAAATGTCAAGTGCATTAAATAATTTTACAACTTTTAACGCGCCTTCTTTAAATGGATTAGTTGATATTAATTCGGATAATGTAACAACAACAACATTATCGTCAAATGATATGACAACAACAACATTAAATGTAAATGGTCGCGATATTTCAACTATTATTTCAAATGTTGACGCAAATACACAAAAATTAACAGGTATCACTTATACAGCCACACCAACACCAACAACAAAAAGCGTCAATGATATTGATGAAACAGGAACAATTTATATAAGAGATCCATCTAACCCGACATTAGTTTATTTGAGAATTGCTTATGAACCTTCGTTATATGGTTTTTCATTTACTGACGAAACCCCAGGACGCATTATGAATTTTAGAGTTAAAAATGCAAACGGGGTCGGTTATAAATTATTTTATTTTGCTTCTTCGCAATTATATGCAAATATGTTGGCATATATTGACAATTGGTTGACAGTGAGTTATAATAATATGTTTATAATGGGTGATGCAAATAACGCGGGTGTTTGGAATGGTGCCTCACAAAAATATGTGCCAAATACTGCAGACACATCAGGATTAATTTTTTATAACAAGGGATTAAATAATAATGCTGTATATTATACAAATTTTACGCATAATGATCCGTTTAATGTTCAACTTTATACATTTAGAATGAATTATAATAATATATGGTCAAAGGTAAATCATACATTTGAAAAATCATTAATTGGACAGGATGCAACATTCGCAACAACATTAAATGTCAATGGAACATCAACATTAAAAGCAATTAATGGCACGAGTTTATATATAACCGGAACATCAACATTTAATAACACAGTTATTGCAGATAGTTTAAGCATTTATAATGCTACTAATTTAAACGGTAATTTAAACGCGATTTCAACAAGTAATTTTATAGGAACAGCAACATTTAACGGACAAGCTATTTTTAATAACTCAATAAATGCGGGATATGGTTCTTTTACAACATTATTATTATCATCTGGTTTAACTTGTGGTTCAATTAATTGCGCCGGTGATATTCTTGCATATGGAAGTTTAACAATTAATGGCGGTTTTCCTAATACTTTAACTGGTTCATTAATTGTCAACAATACAATTTCAACGAGTGATACATTTACACAAACAGGCATCACAGCTTCAACAAATAGAATAATTCAACCGCGTATAGCTTTAGATATTACAACATACCCAAATATTTTAAAATACACACAAATAAGATATAACTCAGGTTCAGCCACAGATAAACCCGCATTACAATGCATTGATGATACGGGGGGCAGATCATTAAATTTTTGCCCTAATGTTGGTAGCGGTTCATATGGTCCATTGATGCAAACAAATGACCGCCTTATTATTGCAGTTAATGGTGACGGGTCAGCATCTGCTTTAGATTTATCAACATATGGTCCAAGTGGTAAACACGGTATAAGAATATACCATACATCAGCTACAGATTATACAACACAACTTAACGCAAACACTTATAATTTTTCAATAAATTCAATTAATGGAATAAGCGCAAATGTAGGCACAAATACACTTAATATAAATTCAACTAATACAACAATTTCAGGCCCTGTTACTTTTTCAAATAATGTGACGGCAAACGGATCAACCGCATTAAATGGGGCAGTGTTATTGGGCACAACAACATTATTAAATAATAATATTCTTCAATATGGTTCATCAATTATTAATCAAGATATGTCCGGAACATTTAGCGGAACAAATCAATTAAAATTAACAAATATTTTTCAATATACATCCGCTTCAGGATCAGCAACGCCTATATTATTATTACGTGATGATTATAATTTAAATTCTCTCATGTTTTTGCCTAATTCTGGTCCTAGTTCTTTTAATCCTTTATCTTCAACAAATTCTCAGAGCATAATCTCGCGGGGCGATGTTACAGACAATGCAAGTTTTGTTTTGTCAACTTGGTCAACTTTAAAAAATGGTATTAAAATAAGTGCATCAAGTTCAACAAATGCACAAGTTGAATTATATGCGGGCAATTCATCCTCAATTATTTTAAATAATGCAACAGGTATAACATTAAATAACACTGCTTCAATTACATATACAGATTCAACAGTTCAAACGACAGCATATACAACAGCTAAGGACACAAAATTAAATGCAATAGGTTCAACAACTGTTGCAACATTAAGCGCGTCAACAACATTAACAACAGGTGCATTTTTTAATTGTGGTTCATTGTCATTGTCAGCAGGCACATATATTTTGACATTAAATTGTTGTATGTCTGTTATTACTGGGGCAACAACAGTGAGTCAATTATTAATGTCACCGTCAACATCTTCAACAGCTTTATCATCAAATACTAATTTATGTGTATCAAATGGCGGTGCCATTTCTTATGGTGTGGGTGCTCAATGGGTTTTAGCAACATCAGCAATTGTCTCACCAACAACAACAACAATATATTATATGTTATGTCAAGCTGGATTCGGAACAGCGAATAGGCTACAATTTGCAAACGGCAATTCATCATTTAAGGCAGTGAGAATTGCTTAAAATTATTTTCTATTATTATATATATACAGTATATATATAAGAATATGAGTATTAAAATTACTGAAATAAAATCAGAGTTACCAAATATGAAACCAATTAAGGAAAAAATGGACATATATGTGCCTAAAATTAATGAAAATTTACCCCGTCGCAATGGGTTTGTTTATATGTTGTGTGGTGCTGGTGGCTCTGGTAAATCATCATTAATGTTGTCTATGTTTAAAAGCCCAAAATATTATAGATCAAAATTTGATAACATTTATTTGTTCACACCTTTATCAAGTTTCTTGTCAGTTGAAAAACACCCATTTACAAATCATAATAAAGTTTTTCATGATTTAAGTATTGGTCAATTAGAAATTATAACCGATGAATTACTTGATTTAAAAGAAACAGCGTTAGAAAATGACTGGGAAATTGAGCACAGTTTAATTATTATTGATGATTTTGCAAATGAATTGAAAGACAATAATTTGTGTAAAGAATTAAACCGAATGATTGTTAAAACAAGACATTTAAATTGTTGTTGGATATTCACAACACAAGCTTATAATTTAATGCCACGAATATTGAGAAAACAATTAACAAACGCCACAATATTTAAGCCAAATACAAATACTGAATGGGAATCAATTAACACAGAATTATTGAATATGTCAAAAGCTAATTTAATTAAATTGTATGATTATGTATTTAATGAAACTTATAACCATTTAGACATAGATACAAAAGAAAATAAAATATATAAAAATTTTAATAAATTATCAATTGCTGAATAAATATCTAATATAAATATATATCAAAAACAACAAAAATGAACATTATTGAAGAAAAAGAAATTATAATTGATTTGAATGAAGGACCTTTAATTTATGGTCTCCCAACTTTTGAACCCGATTACACAATGTTACAATATCAAAATTATTATAAAACATATGAATATCAGTTGTTAAAATGGGAAACTGGCATTTTAAATTTGCCCGGTCATGAACGAATATTGCAAGAAATTGCTAATAAACAAAAATCACCGCTTGAAGAAATGAACGAAAGATTAAACGAACCACTAAAAAAATTAATAAGTGATGAAATTGACCCAGAATACACTGCATTTAAAATGGAGTTATTAAAAGATACAAACGAAAATATAATTAATACAAAAACTAATTTATATTTCTCAAACTAATGTAATATAAATAAATGTCTGAAACAATACAAATATTTTTAAATTCAAAAACGGCAAATAAATATTATAATAATTTAACAAGTGATTGTTTATTTAATTTGCCTCAATTTGTAATTAATCACGGACGAACAATAAAAGCGTCAGTTCAGTCAATTTCAATCCCTTATAGTTTTTATAATGTCAATTACACTAATCAAAAATTAGTTTATTCTGTAAATGGTGGAGCAGATTTAACAGTTTTAATACCAATCGGCAATTATAATTCAACAACATTGAGAACATATTTATTAAGTCAAATGACTAATTTCACAATAACATATTCTAATCTTAATAACACTTTCACTTTTACTCATTCAGCAAATGATTTCGTTTTTAAAAGTTCATCAACTTGTTTTGAAATAATAGGATTTTTAGAAAATCAACAATATTCATCAACCGCTAAAAATTTAACATCAACCGCGTCAATTAATTTATTCACAATTCGTTCAATATATGTTCAATGTAATAATTTTTTAACTCACAATATAAATAATGCAAGTGTCAATAACGCATGCATATTAGCTTCAATTCCTTTGTCATCTGGTCAATTTAGTATTATCACTTACTCAAATACAACAAATATTAAATCAATTGTTGATAATGTTCGAAGTTTAAGTTTATTAAGAATTCAATTGACCGACCAAGACGGCGCACTTATTGATTTAAATAATTGTCATTGGTCTGCCGTTTTGCAAATTGATATTGAATAAATATTTTAATTTATTTTCTCATTTTATATTATACAAGAATAATATAAAAAATGGGTTGGGGTTTAGGCCAAAAAATAAGTAAAGGGATTAATAATTTAGGCAACAAAGCTCATAATGTGTCTAATACTTTAGGGCAAAAAACGAGCGGAATGCTTAAACAAGTGCAAAAAAAGGCAAATATGATACATAATGAGGCTTTAGACGTTGCAAAAGAAGTTAATCGCGGGATTAATAAAATTGATAATCAGGCAGCATTAGCCATTAAAAAAAGTGGTGCTGTTACTGATGGATTAAGACAAGGTGCAAATTATTTAAATCAAGGCATGAAAGCTGTTAATAATATTGCTAATGCAACAGGTTTATCGAATGTGCCAATTTTGGGGCAGGGTTTAGCCATTGCCGGAACGGCAGCAAACCAATTAAACAAAGGTGCCGATAAATTAGATAAAATGAGAGACAGAGCAGACATTGAAAGACAAAATTTAAGAAAGAAATATGATGATATAAAAAACACTGTAAAAGAAGAATATAATAATTTTAAGGAGTAAATTTGATATAATTTAATTTAGTCATGCATTAAGTTTGTATTTTTTTTCTTTTATTAGATATATATATAAATATCTATTAAAAAATGTTACCAAAAAATTTACAATATCAAAATAAAATCGGCTCAGCTTCTTGCCGTTCTTATACAGCTTGCATTCAGCCACAAAATGGAACAGGGACTTACTCAAACGGGCAAACAATTACAATTAATATTCCAACATCACCTAACACAGTTTTAGTCCCTTCAGAATCTTATTTAAAATTTGATTTAGGCGGTTTGACTCCTTCAGCAATTAACTGCGCTTATATTAGATTAGATAAAGCCGGGGCTCATGGAGTATTTCAAAGAGTTAGAACATTACACGGGTCACAAGAATTAGAGAATTTTGATCAATATTATGTTATGGCTGGTGAGTTAATGGCTTTACAACAGTCAACGGATAGCATCAACTCAAAATTAAATATTTTGGCTGGTATGTCTATGTCTAATCCACAAAACCCGACAACGCTTGAAATTTATCCTACTTGTTGCGGCGATCGTTTAAACGCTTGGGGATCAGATCAAACCAACGGAACAGCGGCACCAACACGAACATTTTGTATTAATTTAATATCAATGGTTGGTTCTTTGGGTGGTAATAATTATATACCTTTATTTGAGATGACATCTGCGCCATTGTCTTTAAATTTACAATTAGTTAACTCGGCTTTAAAATTTGTAAATTCTGCTGTTGCGCTTGGTGCAACAAATAGTTTTACTATTACAAACTGCGAATTTGTGGGCTCGTTTATTGAGTTATCTGACAGTAGTATTAATGTCATACGCGAGTCATTAATGGGCGAACCTTTGCAATATGTTATTCAATCATATGCAAATTATGGCAACAGTGCTTCACTTGTGACGGCAACGCCCGCAACAATATCTCACCCCGTTTCTGCAAAATTTGCATCTCTTCGTTCTTTATTTGCAATTATGCGTTCAAATGAACAAGGTGTTGTAGGTGCATTTTCTCAAGGTTCGAATAAATTCGGCTTGAGTGAATGGCGCGTGAGAATTGGTTCACAATTATTGCCATATAAGGCACCTTCAACAACAGCCGAACATTTTAGCGAATTAATTAAAGCTATTGGTTCATTATCTGATGTGAATCATGAACCAACAATTAATATGAATAATTATTCATTTGATACACCATTAAATAATAATGAGTCAAATAGTCAAATCGGATCACGCACAAAATCGGATTGTTTCGCATTAGGTTTTGATTGTGAAGCATATTCAGGAGCTTCAAAAGATTCAATTTTTGCAGGTATGAACACTTTAAATAGTGATATATTTTTTAATATGAATTTTTCAGGTATCACATTAAAAGATCTGACAGGCACTAATTTGGCAAATGGGACAAGTTTAAATATAAGATTTGATTATTTTGCATTATATGACAATGTTTTAATATGTGAAAATGGAGTGATGAGAAGTATAAGATAAATAAATGTTAAATTAATAAATAACATTTAATTATTAAAATAAATATCTTAATTATATGTATATCGTATAATTATGACATTTTCTTATTTAATAAGTTCTAAAGATGCAACGGCACAAAATAATGCATGGAATTGCACAATACAGTTGTCAGGCTTTCCGGCAGATTCAAAATTTTTTAGGGTAAAAATTACAGGGTTTATTATTAACACTGGTTCATTTATTGCGAATTGGGGGAATAATCATTATATTCATTTAGCAAGCGATGTGTTAAGTGAAAATAATATACCTATATCAGGTAATAGAGCAAAAAATATTTTATTAGCATGTCCAATGAGTGGATATCACAATGAAATATTAAAACCTGTTTTTAAAATGAGCAATCCGAATGGCAAATATATTAACTTTCAATTATTAGATGAAAATTTTGTCAATCTTGACAATACAATATGTAACCAAAACGGAGTAAATACAAATTGGACATTATGCCTTGAGTTAACACCACTTGACGAATAAATAAATATGTATAAATTAATTTTCTAACACAAAGAATATATTAAAAACGCAATGGACAATTTATGCTTTATTAAGCCAAAAAACGGAATTAAACAAAAAGACAAACGGCAAAAAATTAAAAATGCAGTGGTTCAGAAAATTACAACAATTGACAAAATAGGGCAATTTAGATCAAATGGTTTAGTTGATCATGAGCTTGTTTTAATGGTTTGCAATTGTGTTGAGAATGTAATTAAGAAAAATGCAGGAATTGATAAAAAAGAATTAGTTGTTGAAATATTTAAGCAATTATTTGCAGATTTATCAGCACAAGAAACAGAAAATATTAAAAATCAGTGTCAATATTCATATGACAATAATTTAATCGAAAAAATACCAGTTATTTATAAAGCAGGTTCAATTTTATATAACTACATAAAAAGCAAATTATAAAATAATTGTATCAAAATCAGTAAATTATATTATCCAGTATTATTTTAATAAATTTATGAATTACATTATTATAAAATATAGTGTAACATATGGGCCGATTTTAATAATGTTATTATTATAAAATTAATAATAATATTATTTATTTGTGTAATTCTAATGCGTCAAGCAACATTCTTCGCAATCTTTCATATTTATTTGAAAATTCGTCATTTGTTTCTTGTTTTATTCTCATTTGTTGGCATTTTTGTGAATTTTGATGTTTACGAATAATATATTTAATAACTTGTTTTTTACAATAAGGGCACTCAACTTTAATATGTTTGTGTTCTCGATAATATTGTGAATAATATTTATTGTCATTGTATGCTTGTTTTACATCGTCATATTTTTTAGGCCTGCCTTTTTTCTTTTTTGCAACCTCAATATTTAATGTGTCATCAATATTAGATAATGTATCTGAGTGCTCTAAATCTTTTAATTTAGATTGTTTCATTATATTATCATTCATTTGTTGTTTCAATTTTTTTGTATTATATTCAGCCTCGTAATATGCTTCAATATAATCATCGTTATATTTTTCAATTTCGTTTGTGGACATTTTATTTATATATATATTACTATAACATTTTATTTTCAAATTTTTAAATTAATTCAAATTAAATTAATTTATTTATTAAATATATGATCAATATCTAATGTATTGGCAAAAACTGATATTAATATATTGCACAATTTCACGATATAAAAAGGCGACCTAAAGCCGAGCGAATAAATAATTTAATAATATTAATTTATGACCTGAAATAACATTTCATTTACTACTATACATGAAATGATTATTATATTTGTATCAAATTTGTTTAACGTCCCGAAATAGAAAATATAAACATTTATTAATCTTATTGTAATCTTAATACTCAGTTTAGCTCAATTGTTAGATCTGTCTCAAACTCGTAGTTATTATATATTAAGTTATATTTATTACGAGTTTGAGACAGATGTAAGATTTTTTGATTTTTATGATTTTACATTTTGAATTCGACTTGTTTGCACTCGTATTTTGATTTTTATGACGCAAAAATATTTTTATGACGCAAAAAATAAATTAACATCTCGACAATAAATAATAATTTATGTTACATCTTTTACGTCTGTCTCAAACTCGTAGTTATTATATATTAAGTTATATTTATTACGAGTTTGAGACAGATGTAAGATTTTTTGATTTTTATGATTTTACATTTTGAATTCGACTTACTTAAAGTCGTATTTTGATTTTTATGACGCAAAAATATTTGTGATGTAAAAATGTTAACCATCTTGCAACCACAATATATTTATTTTTGCGTCTTTGCGTCTCAATGCCTGGTATGGGTGGTGACAATTAATTTGTAAATTTTACCGGTTTGAAGTCGAAATGAGTTTCAAATCGACTGTGTCCGGAATGGGTGGTTGCCTGGTATGGGTGGACCAGTCGAAATGATATCTTAACCGACTTGAAGCGGGTGAGGACCAAGAGGTCCGGCGACTGTAACTGAAAGAGAGGGCGCACTCGATATCGATTCGGTTAAGATATCTTAACCGAATCGATATCGAGTGCGCCCTCTCTTTCAGTTACAGTCGCCGGACCTCTTGGTCCTCACCCGCTTCAAGTCGGTTAAGATATCATTTCGACTGGTCCACCCATACCAGGCAACCACCCATTCCGGACACAGTCGATTTGAAACTCATTTCGACTTCAAACCGGTAAAATTTACAAATTAATTGTCACCACCCATACCAGGCATTGAGACGCAAAGACGCAAAAATAAATATATTGTGGTTGCAAGATGGTTAACATTTTTACATCACAAATATTTTTGCGTCATAAAAATCAAAATACGACTTTAAGTAAGTCGAATTCAAAATGTAAAATCATAAAAATCAAAAAATCTTACATCTGTCTCAAACTCGTAATAAATATAACTTAATATATAATAACTACGAGTTTGAGACAGACGTAAAAGATGTAACATAAATTATTATTTATTGTCGAGATGTTAATTTATTTTTTGCGTCATAAAAATATTTTTGCGTCATAAAAATCAAAATACGAGTGCAAACAAGTCGAATTCAAAATGTAAAATCATAAAAATCAAAAAATCTTACATCTGTCTCAAACTCGTAATAAATATAACTTAATATATAATAACTACGAGTTTGAGACAGATCTAACAATTGAGCTAAACTGAGTATTAAGATTACAATAAGATTAATAAATGTTTATATTTTCTATTTCGGGACGTTAAACAAATTTGATACAAATATAATAATCATTTCATGTATAGTAGTAAATGAAATGTTATTTCAGGTCATAAATTAATATTATTAAATTATTTATTCGCTCGGCTTTAGGTCGCCTTTTTATATCGTGAAATTGTGCAATATATTAATATCAGTTTTTGCCAATACATTAGATATTGATCATATATTTAATAAATAAATTAATTTAATTTGAATTAATTTAAAAATTTGAAAATAAAATGTTATAGTAATATATATATAAATAAAATGTCCACAAACGAAATTGAAAAATATAACGATGATTATATTGAAGCATATTACGAGGCTGAATATAATACAAAAAAATTGAAACAACAAATGAATGATAATATAATGAAACAATCTAAATTAAAAGATTTAGAGCACTCAGATACATTATCTAATATTGATGACACATTAAATATTGAGGTTGCAAAAAAGAAAAAAGGCAGGCCTAAAAAATATGACGATGTAAAACAAGCATACAATGACAATAAATATTATTCACAATATTATCGAGAACACAAACATATTAAAGTTGAGTGCCCTTATTGTAAAAAACAAGTTATTAAATATATTATTCGTAAACATCAAAATTCACAAAAATGCCAACAAATGAGAATAAAACAAGAAACAAATGACGAATTTTCAAATAAATATGAAAGATTGCGAAGAATGTTGCTTGACGCATTAGAATTACACAAATAAATAATATTATTATTAATTTTATAATAATAACATTATTAAAATCGGCCCATATGTTACACTATATTTTATAATAATGTAATTCATAAATTTATTAAAATAATACTGGATAATATAATTTACTGATTTTGATACAATTATTTTATAATTTGCTTTTTATGTAGTTATATAAAATTGAACCTGCTTTATAAATAACTGGTATTTTTTCGATTAAATTATTGTCATATGAATATTGACACTGATTTTTAATATTTTCTGTTTCTTGTGCTGATAAATCTGCAAATAATTGCTTAAATATTTCAACAACTAATTCTTTTTTATCAATTCCTGCATTTTTCTTAATTACATTCTCAACACAATTGCAAACCATTAAAACAAGCTCATGATCAACTAAACCATTTGATCTAAATTGCCCTATTTTGTCAATTGTTGTAATTTTCTGAACCACTGCATTTTTAATTTTTTGCCGTTTGTCTTTTTGTTTAATTCCGTTTTTTGGCTTAATAAAGCATAAATTGTCCATTGCGTTTTTAATATATTCTTTGTGTTAGAAAATTAATTTATACATATTTATTTATTCGTCAAGTGGTGTTAACTCAAGGCATAATGTCCAATTTGTATTTACTCCGTTTTGGTTACATATTGTATTGTCAAGATTGACAAAATTTTCATCTAATAATTGAAAGTTAATATATTTGCCATTCGGATTGCTCATTTTAAAAACAGGTTTTAATATTTCATTGTGATATCCACTCATTGGACATGCTAATAAAATATTTTTTGCTCTATTACCTGATATAGGTATATTATTTTCACTTAACACATCGCTTGCTAAATGAATATAATGATTATTCCCCCAATTCGCAATAAATGAACCAGTGTTAATAATAAACCCTGTAATTTTTACCCTAAAAAATTTTGAATCTGCCGGAAAGCCTGACAACTGTATTGTGCAATTCCATGCATTATTTTGTGCCGTTGCATCTTTAGAACTTATTAAATAAGAAAATGTCATAATTATACGATATACATATAATTAAGATATTTATTTTAATAATTAAATGTTATTTATTAATTTAACATTTATTTATCTTATACTTCTCATCACTCCATTTTCACATATTAAAACATTGTCATATAATGCAAAATAATCAAATCTTATATTTAAACTTGTCCCATTTGCCAAATTAGTGCCTGTCAGATCTTTTAATGTGATACCTGAAAAATTCATATTAAAAAATATATCACTATTTAAAGTGTTCATACCTGCAAAAATTGAATCTTTTGAAGCTCCTGAATATGCTTCACAATCAAAACCTAATGCGAAACAATCCGATTTTGTGCGTGATCCGATTTGACTATTTGACTCATTATTATTTAATGGTGTATCAAATGAATAATTATTCATATTAATTGTTGGTTCATGATTCACATCAGATAATGAACCAATAGCTTTAATTAATTCGCTAAAATGTTCGGCTGTTGTTGAAGGTGCCTTATATGGCAATAATTGTGAACCAATTCTCACGCGCCATTCACTCAAGCCGAATTTATTCGAACCTTGAGAAAATGCACCTACAACACCTTGTTCATTTGAACGCATAATTGCAAATAAAGAACGAAGAGATGCAAATTTTGCAGAAACGGGGTGAGATATTGTTGCGGGCGTTGCCGTCACAAGTGAAGCACTGTTGCCATAATTTGCATATGATTGAATAACATATTGCAAAGGTTCGCCCATTAATGACTCGCGTATGACATTAATACTACTGTCAGATAACTCAATAAACGAGCCCACAAATTCGCAGTTTGTAATAGTAAAACTATTTGTTGCACCAAGCGCAACAGCAGAATTTACAAATTTTAAAGCCGAGTTAACTAATTGTAAATTTAAAGACAATGGCGCAGATGTCATCTCAAATAAAGGTATATAATTATTACCACCCAAAGAACCAACCATTGATATTAAATTAATACAAAATGTTCGTGTTGGTGCCGCTGTTCCGTTGGTTTGATCTGATCCCCAAGCGTTTAAACGATCGCCGCAACAAGTAGGATAAATTTCAAGCGTTGTCGGGTTTTGTGGATTAGACATAGACATACCAGCCAAAATATTTAATTTTGAGTTGATGCTATCCGTTGACTGTTGTAAAGCCATTAACTCACCAGCCATAACATAATATTGATCAAAATTCTCTAATTCTTGTGACCCGTGTAATGTTCTAACTCTTTGAAATACTCCATGAGCCCCGGCTTTATCTAATCTAATATAAGCGCAGTTAATTGCTGAAGGAGTCAAACCGCCTAAATCAAATTTTAAATAAGATTCTGAAGGGACTAAAACTGTGTTAGGTGATGTTGGAATATTAATTGTAATTGTTTGCCCGTTTGAGTAAGTCCCTGTTCCATTTTGTGGCTGAATGCAAGCTGTATAAGAACGGCAAGAAGCTGAGCCGATTTTATTTTGATATTGTAAATTTTTTGGTAACATTTTTTAATAGATATTTATATATATATCTAATAAAAGAAAAAAAATACAAACTTAATGCATGACTAAATTAAATTATATCAAATTTACTCCTTAAAATTATTATATTCTTCTTTTACAGTGTTTTTTATATCATCATATTTCTTTCTTAAATTTTGTCTTTCAATGTCTGCTCTGTCTCTCATTTTATCTAATTTATCGGCACCTTTGTTTAATTGGTTTGCTGCCGTTCCGGCAATGGCTAAACCCTGCCCCAAAATTGGCACATTCGATAAACCTGTTGCATTAGCAATATTATTAACAGCTTTCATGCCTTGATTTAAATAATTTGCACCTTGTCTTAATCCATCAGTAACAGCACCACTTTTTTTAATGGCTAATGCTGCCTGATTATCAATTTTATTAATCCCGCGATTAACTTCTTTTGCAACGTCTAAAGCCTCATTATGTATCATATTTGCCTTTTTTTGCACTTGTTTAAGCATTCCGCTCGTTTTTTGCCCTAAAGTATTAGACACATTATGAGCTTTGTTGCCTAAATTATTAATCCCTTTACTTATTTTTTGGCCTAAACCCCAACCCATTTTTTATATTATTCTTGTATAATATAAAATGAGAAAATAAATTAAAATATTTATTCAATATCAATTTGCAAAACGGCAGACCAATGACAATTATTTAAATCAATAAGTGCGCCGTCTTGGTCGGTCAATTGAATTCTTAATAAACTTAAACTTCGAACATTATCAACAATTGATTTAATATTTGTTGTATTTGAGTAAGTGATAATACTAAATTGACCAGATGACAAAGGAATTGAAGCTAATATGCATGCGTTATTGACACTTGCATTATTTATATTGTGAGTTAAAAAATTATTACATTGAACATATATTGAACGAATTGTGAATAAATTAATTGACGCGGTTGATGTTAAATTTTTAGCGGTTGATGAATATTGTTGATTTTCTAAAAATCCTATTATTTCAAAACAAGTTGATGAACTTTTAAAAACGAAATCATTTGCTGAATGAGTAAAAGTGAAAGTGTTATTAAGATTAGAATATGTTATTGTGAAATTAGTCATTTGACTTAATAAATATGTTCTCAATGTTGTTGAATTATAATTGCCGATTGGTATTAAAACTGTTAAATCTGCTCCACCATTTACAGAATAAACTAATTTTTGATTAGTGTAATTGACATTATAAAAACTATAAGGGATTGAAATTGACTGAACTGACGCTTTTATTGTTCGTCCGTGATTAATTACAAATTGAGGCAAATTAAATAAACAATCACTTGTTAAATTATTATAATATTTATTTGCCGTTTTTGAATTTAAAAATATTTGTATTGTTTCAGACATTTATTTATATTACATTAGTTTGAGAAATATAAATTAGTTTTTGTATTAATTATATTTTCGTTTGTATCTTTTAATAACTCCATTTTAAATGCAGTGTATTCTGGGTCAATTTCATCACTTATTAATTTTTTTAGTGGTTCGTTTAATCTTTCGTTCATTTCTTCAAGCGGTGATTTTTGTTTATTAGCAATTTCTTGCAATATTCGTTCATGACCGGGCAAATTTAAAATGCCAGTTTCCCATTTTAACAACTGATATTCATATGTTTTATAATAATTTTGATATTGTAACATTGTGTAATCGGGTTCAAAAGTTGGGAGACCATAAATTAAAGGTCCTTCATTCAAATCAATTATAATTTCTTTTTCTTCAATAATGTTCATTTTTGTTGTTTTTGATATATATTTATATTAGATATTTATTCAGCAATTGATAATTTATTAAAATTTTTATATATTTTATTTTCTTTTGTATCTATGTCTAAATGGTTATAAGTTTCATTAAATACATAATCATACAATTTAATTAAATTAGCTTTTGACATATTCAATAATTCTGTGTTAATTGATTCCCATTCAGTATTTGTATTTGGCTTAAATATTGTGGCGTTTGTTAATTGTTTTCTCAATATTCGTGGCATTAAATTATAAGCTTGTGTTGTGAATATCCAACAACAATTTAAATGTCTTGTTTTAACAATCATTCGGTTTAATTCTTTACACAAATTATTGTCTTTCAATTCATTTGCAAAATCATCAATAATAATTAAACTGTGCTCAATTTCCCAGTCATTTTCTAACGCTGTTTCTTTTAAATCAAGTAATTCATCGGTTATAATTTCTAATTGACCAATACTTAAATCATGAAAAACTTTATTATGATTTGTAAATGGGTGTTTTTCAACTGACAAGAAACTTGATAAAGGTGTGAACAAATAAATGTTATCAAATTTTGATCTATAATATTTTGGGCTTTTAAACATAGACAACATTAATGATGATTTACCAGAGCCACCAGCACCACACAACATATAAACAAACCCATTGCGACGGGGTAAATTTTCATTAATTTTAGGCACATATATGTCCATTTTTTCCTTAATTGGTTTCATATTTGGTAACTCTGATTTTATTTCAGTAATTTTAATACTCATATTCTTATATATATACTGTATATATATAATAATAGAAAATAATTTTAAGCAATTCTCACTGCCTTAAATGATGAATTGCCGTTTGCAAATTGTAGCCTATTCGCTGTTCCGAATCCAGCTTGACATAACATATAATATATTGTTGTTGTTGTTGGTGAGACAATTGCTGATGTTGCTAAAACCCATTGAGCACCCACACCATAAGAAATGGCACCGCCATTTGATACACATAAATTAGTATTTGATGATAAAGCTGTTGAAGATGTTGACGGTGACATTAATAATTGACTCACTGTTGTTGCCCCAGTAATAACAGACATACAACAATTTAATGTCAAAATATATGTGCCTGCTGACAATGACAATGAACCACAATTAAAAAATGCACCTGTTGTTAATGTTGTTGACGCGCTTAATGTTGCAACAGTTGTTGAACCTATTGCATTTAATTTTGTGTCCTTAGCTGTTGTATATGCTGTCGTTTGAACTGTTGAATCTGTATATGTAATTGAAGCAGTGTTATTTAATGTTATACCTGTTGCATTATTTAAAATAATTGAGGATGAATTGCCCGCATATAATTCAACTTGTGCATTTGTTGAACTTGATGCACTTATTTTAATACCATTTTTTAAAGTTGACCAAGTTGACAAAACAAAACTTGCATTGTCTGTAACATCGCCCCGCGAGATTATGCTCTGAGAATTTGTTGAAGATAAAGGATTAAAAGAACTAGGACCAGAATTAGGCAAAAACATGAGAGAATTTAAATTATAATCATCACGTAATAATAATATAGGCGTTGCTGATCCTGAAGCGGATGTATATTGAAAAATATTTGTTAATTTTAATTGATTTGTTCCGCTAAATGTTCCGGACATATCTTGATTAATAATTGATGAACCATATTGAAGAATATTATTATTTAATAATGTTGTTGTGCCCAATAACACTGCCCCATTTAATGCGGTTGATCCGTTTGCCGTCACATTATTTGAAAAAGTAACAGGGCCTGAAATTGTTGTATTAGTTGAATTTATATTAAGTGTATTTGTGCCTACATTTGCGCTTATTCCATTAATTGAATTTATTGAAAAATTATAAGTGTTTGCGTTAAGTTGTGTTGTATAATCTGTAGCTGATGTATGGTATATTCTTATACCGTGTTTACCACTTGGACCATATGTTGATAAATCTAAAGCAGATGCTGACCCGTCACCATTAACTGCAATAATAAGGCGGTCATTTGTTTGCATCAATGGACCATATGAACCGCTACCAACATTAGGGCAAAAATTTAATGATCTGCCCCCCGTATCATCAATGCATTGTAATGCGGGTTTATCTGTGGCTGAACCTGAGTTATATCTTATTTGTGTGTATTTTAAAATATTTGGGTATGTTGTAATATCTAAAGCTATACGCGGTTGAATTATTCTATTTGTTGAAGCTGTGATGCCTGTTTGTGTAAATGTATCACTCGTTGAAATTGTATTGTTGACAATTAATGAACCAGTTAAAGTATTAGGAAAACCGCCATTAATTGTTAAACTTCCATATGCAAGAATATCACCGGCGCAATTAATTGAACCACAAGTTAAACCAGATGATAATAATAATGTTGTAAAAGAACCATATCCCGCATTTATTGAGTTATTAAAAATAGCTTGTCCGTTAAATGTTGCTGTTCCTATAAAATTACTTGTTGAAATCGCGTTTAAATTACCGTTTAAATTAGTAGCATTATAAATGCTTAAACTATCTGCAATAACTGTGTTATTAAATGTTGATGTTCCGGTTATATATAAACTCGTGCCATTAATTGCTTTTAATGTTGATGTTCCATTGACATTTAATGTTGTTGCGAATGTTGCATCCTGTCCAATTAATGATTTTTCAAATGTATGATTTACCTTTGACCATATATTATTATAATTCATTCTAAATGTATAAAGTTGAACATTAAACGGATCATTATGCGTAAAATTTGTATAATATACAGCATTATTATTTAATCCCTTGTTATAAAAAATTAATCCTGATGTGTCTGCAGTATTTGGCACATATTTTTGTGAGGCACCATTCCAAACACCCGCGTTATTTGCATCACCCATTATAAACATATTATTATAACTCACTGTCAACCAATTGTCAATATATGCCAACATATTTGCATATAATTGCGAAGAAGCAAAATAAAATAATTTATAACCGACCCCGTTTGCATTTTTAACTCTAAAATTCATAATGCGTCCTGGGGTTTCGTCAGTAAATGAAAAACCATATAACGAAGGTTCATAAGCAATTCTCAAATAAACTAATGTCGGGTTAGATGGATCTCTTATATAAATTGTTCCTGTTTCATCAATATCATTGACGCTTTTTGTTGTTGGTGTTGGTGTGGCTGTATAAGTGATACCTGTTAATTTTTGTGTATTTGCGTCAACATTTGAAATAATAGTTGAAATATCGCGACCATTTACATTTAATGTTGTTGTTGTCATATCATTTGACGATAATGTTGTTGTTGTTACATTATCCGAATTAATATCAACTAATCCATTTAAAGAAGGCGCGTTAAAAGTTGTAAAATTATTTAATGCACTTGACATTTATTTATAATATTATTGTATAACATTTTATTTTTAATTTTTTCCTTTTTTCTTTTTTCCTGTGTTTGCGTTTTCTGTTTTTCCTTTTCCTGTAACAGTTGATATAACATTTGATATAAATCTTTTTGCTGGTGATGCTTCTTTTGTATTCATGTCAATAATATCCTCAGTTTCATTTGCATTGTCATTATTTTCAACTTTTTTGAGCATTCCGCCAAAAGTTGCAGTTTTCTTTTTATTTTCCTCATTTTGTTTTATTTGATCAGTTGCAAATTTGTCGGGTCTTCTCATTTGTTGATTTATTAATTTTTCGTAGCCTTGTGAGCGTGTGTTTACTTTTTCTTCTTTGATTGCTTGAGATGTCAAAGGGTTATCAGTTTTAGTTTTATTTGTTGATCCTGGGGGCCTTCCTCTTTTTTTTCTGCCGAGTGTATCTTCTGACATTTGTTGATTTATTATTTGTGTTAATGTTGGTTCATCTTGTTGTTTTTCATCCCCATCAGTAAAAATATTTGATGGATTAAATTGCCCGTCGTCTTTTTCTTCTGGTTCTTCGTCTTCTTCTGGCTCTAAATTAAAATTTTGCAATATTTCTGTGTCTGGTTCCTGAACAAATGGCAACCTTAATTGATCTTGCTGTTGTGCTTGTTCTGGAATGAGTGGGCTTTGAATTTCTTCAATTAGTGCGCTTGAGCCGTCAACCTCTTTAAAAAATTTATATGGGTCATATGCTGTTATATTTCCTTGCTGATCTGTATAATTTGTTGGTTGTGGTGTATAAAAATCGCCTGATTGTGGTTTGACAGTTGTTAAGGGGTTTGACTGTGGTCGCGGGTTGTAATAAATATCTGTTGGTCCTTGTATTTGTTTCATTACATAATCAAGAATATATTCATTCCGCAGTTGAATTTTATTTTCGTTTAATTTTACATCGTTCTTAAATTCAATAAGTTTGTTATTAAAATATTCTTGTTGTTTTTTATTTTGCTCGTCTAATGCATCAGTTGTTGTTTTACCAGTATTAATTTTTTCTTTATTTGAATCAACTGAAGTTATAGCAACAGTTGTTGAAGGATGACCACCGCCCCCGCCAATTGGATTATGCAAAGGCATTTGATCTCTATTTTGTGGAAATGGATTATTTATTGATTTTAATTGCCCATTTTTCTTTTTGTGTTTTTTCAATTTCTTAGTTTTATTTGCCTTTTTCAATTTCTTCATTTTTTTCAACAGCTTCTTTAATTTCAACAGTTTTTTTAATTCCTTTAGTTCATTTGGCATTATAATGATAATATATTATAATATGAGAAAATAATATATTATCAGTTATTTAACAAAAAAAATTATTATAATTTGGTGGTGGGTAAATTTTGGCTGGTTGATCTCGAATTATTTGAACTTTGTTATTTGTTGTTCGTTTTTTTCTTAGATCTTTAATTTGTTGTCTTATTATTTTTTCTTCTTCACTTTCTGACGATTCAGATTGTTCTGATTCTGATGAAGAACTTTCAACCACTATTTTTTTATTCGTTTTCTTAGTTTTTATTGGTGTTTTCGACGTCTTCGATTTTGACGTTTTTATTATTATTTGTTCTTCACTGTCGGCCATTTCTTCATTATAAGATTGATTGTTTTTTTTGGTTTCATTCTGAATTAATATTTTTGCTGATTCAAGTAATTTTTGTTGCTTTTTCATTTCAATATTTTGCTTTCTCTTTTCAGATGCTCTTGCAAAAGCTTCAAGCTGTTTCGGTGTTCGTTCTCTCTTAATTTTTTCTTTAGTCAATGGTGTTTTTAAATCTTCGTTTATTTCATTATCGTTTAAATCGCTCATTTAAATTGTTTTATATTTATATATTAATCTAAGAAAAAAAATCTTATACTATAAATATATAATGGTGTTAATTAATATTCAAGAAAAACAAATAATTAGGACAGCTTATAAAGTTGAAATTCAATGCATTAATATTGACCTGAATGCGTCTGCGACAATTAATGTAAAATTTTACGACAATAATGAAGCTATGATTCATAGCGAATTTTTTGCATTAGTAAAGCCAGAGTATGCAGGATGGACAAATGATGAATGGTTGATAAATTATGTTTTAGAAAAATATGATTTAATCGATTTATCGATTTAAGCAAATATATTTAATTTAATTTCTTAGTTAAATTATATATATTTAAATGAATAACTCAAGCAAACAAATCTCTAATGTGTCAAAAGCAAAAATAATAAATAAAAAATCAAAGGAATCAAAAGAATTTAAAAAGAAGTGGTCAGATTTACACGAAAAAAAATACGATTGGCTTTATAATTATGTTGTAACACTTCACCCAGAAGCAAAAAAAGAAGATTATATTGATGTGTATAAACCTTCATTAGCTACCATTATAAAAGAAAATCCAAAATGGGGGCCATCATCTCAAGAAGGTTTGTTATTTATGGTTGCTAGGTGGTTAGAAATACATAAAAAAAGATATGTCAAAGATTTTAAAAGACAAGGTCATGAATTAACAGAACAAATACACGAAAAAGAAGGGCAAAACAAACTCGATGAAAAAGAACAGTTAAATTTTAGGCCTCATTCTTATTTTGTTGAATTATTAAACAATATTGACAAATCAACAATTGTAAGTTTACAAGATCATTATAAATATTTACTGTTAAATTTATTGACATATCAACCACCGCTTAGAACATCGTTTTATAATACTGCACGATTTATCAGATTTAAAAAAGATAATGATAAAATAAACAACTTTGTTCTAATTAATAGACAAGGCAAATTAAAATGCTATTTCATTGTTAATAAAGATAAAGCTTCAAATTATAGACAATATGCAATAAATAAAGATTTAAGTGTTATATCAATTGAAAATGATAATTTAAGCAAATTAATTGATGAGTCATATATTAAATATCCACGAAATTATTTATTTGAAATTAATGAAAAACCAGTTTCGACAAATACTTTGTTAACATGGTTAAGAAATATAACAAAAGTGAGTGACATTAATTTTGATATAATGCGCTCTTCTTTTATTACGTGGAAATATGAAAAAAATACAAAAAGCGCAGATCGTGAAAAATTGGCAAAACAAATGCGCCACTCTGTGCCAACTGCATTGAAAAATTATAATAAAGTATTAAATACTGAAGAAGAAAACGACCCGTCAACATTAATTGAATTACAAAATAAAATGAATCAAATGCAATATGAAAAAAACATATTGCAAGAGAAATTAAATACATATGTCAATAAAGATGATTCAAATGTTAATGATAAATTATACAGAAAACGAAGAACAGACATTATATATAAATTGAATCATAATAAACCTGTTAAAGATGAATCAAAAGTTAAATATAAAATTAGTTATGATACAACCACAAATAAATTTTATTAAACGTCATTAAATGGATCTTCTGCATTAATATTTAAAAATTGTGAATAACTCGGGTTAAAATATCTGCATTCACAATTCGAATAATGATTTAATTTCATGTGATAATTAATTAAATCTTGGTTAATTTTATATATTCTTATTTTGTTGCTTTTAACTCTTTCTTGTTTTGATTCAATCATTGATGATATTGTTATGTTTTTAATAAATTGAATGTATAAAGGCTTAAAATCTTCTAATGTAGCAGGCTGTTTTTTTTCTGTGCGAAATAATTTTTTTACATATTCCCAATTATTACATTTAAATTGTTGGTTTAAATCAATGTCATTGAAATTTAAATTTATAAATGACACTTTATTTAATTGCTCTAATTGTCTTAACGCTTTAATTTTGTGGTATTGACTTGTAAAACATTTAACGCTTAATGATTTGCTTTCAATATCATGTATTTTTCTCTCAATATAATCATTGTCTTTGAAAAATTTAATTATATTGAGATGTTCATTTAATTTGTATTGATCAAGGATAATATCTTTATATTCAAGTAATAATGTTTTATTTATTGGTAAATTTAAAAATGATAATATTTCGTTAATATCTGCATATTCTTGTTTTGTAAAATCAATGTCATCAATAAATTTATTAAATAATGCTTCATTAATTGTTGTTCTTTTATTTTCCATTTCATTTTTCTCTAATGTGTCAATTAAATTTGAATCATCTTCGTTGTATAATTGCAAATTAAACTCATTAGCTTTTAATATTTCTTCATAATGTTGCAATCTTGAAGTTCTGTATAAATCTTTTACATATTCATTATAAATAAATAAATCGTAAAATGTATTTTTTATAATTTTAACTTCATCATCAATGTCAATGACTTTTGAACAGGCGTTCAAATTTTGATTTTCTTTCAAGCAAGTTTCATAAACTTTATCAACTTCATCCAATGAATCATATAAAGCGAATCTGTCATCACAATCACAAAAATAATAAACGTTTTTAATATTTCGTGTTCGTGTAGTTTGTTGCCATGAACTCGAAGCGTCAATTGTATTACCTTTAATATAAATGAATACATCTTGAGGCGTCTCAAGTGTTACATCAATTGCCGTTTCAATACTTGGCGAATAAAAATTAAATTTTTTGTCAAATTCAACAGAGGCATTTTTAATGTTAAATTTAATATTTGATGTGTATAATTTGAATTTTGATGATTTTGAAAGTGTGCAAAAATCTTTATTCGAATCTAAACTTATTATATTAGGTTTGTCAAATTGGCTTTTAAGATCATAATAATAAGATTCAATAACTGAACAACTATCACAACCAAATAAAAAATAATCATCATTTTTAATGTGTTCAGTTATTAACTCTTTAAATTTATTTTCATCTTTAACACGATATGCATTAATACCCTTATATTTTTTGAAGTCATTTTTAATGAATATTGTTTGTTGTGGGTTTGTTGTAATATGATATTTCAAAAATTTAAATACGCTATCACTAATAACAGCATCAGAAACAATAATTTTATGAGCATATTTGATAATTTTAAATAAAATTAAACATATATCTTTTAAAATTGGTGTTAATTGGTCATTGTGTGTCAATGATTTTGTAAATGAGTTTATTTCATCAATATAAACAATATAATGTTTTAATTGTTCTGGTGTAATGTCTTGAAGTTTTTTCAATGAATTTACACACACAATATAATTGTCATAATCATTAAATGAATCATTTTGATAATTTTTAAATGTAATATCTTCTTTTAAAAATGAGTCTTCAATTTGATAACCTAATGTTATCCTCGAAATAATCGAAATAATGTTCATATATCCATAATTTGCAATATATTGTTTTAATAATTTTGCGGTTGCTGTTGTTTTTCCTGTTCCTGTGCAACTTTCTAATATAACCAATTTATTTTTAATAATATCATCATATACAAATTGAGTTAAATTTATTTGATCTTGGTCATATAATCTGTATTGATTCATATGTTTATAATTAATTTGTGACAAATCAAATGTCAAAGGCTCGTATTGTTTGTATGGTTTAATTGGATTCTCAATATTTAATAATTTCAATAAATGATCAATTCCAATGTCAAGCTTTTTAAGATTTCGCCATATTTTAAGGTTTGAAGTTTTATTATATTTTTTTGATTGCATTGACCATTTTGACCACAAATCAAATTTATCAATATTTTTTAATATATTGGTAATTAGCAACCAATCATTATACTCATTTAAATATTTGTCATCTAATTCATTTAACATGTCAAATAATTGATCATCTGTATAATATTCATTAATTTTTGATTTTGTTTTTTGATTGGTAATATATTGTTTTTGTTTTTCTTGTTTTTCTTGTTTCAATTGTTTTTTTAATTTTTGATCATCAAAATTTATTAAAACTGCTTCAGGGTGTGGCAAAGTGTTAATAAAATGCCACATTTCACCAAATTTAATAATATGTGCTTGTGGTTTATCTGTGTTCGTTTGATTTGGTAAGCGAAATAAACGATTATTTGTATAAATTCCGCTGTCAATATAGTCGCTTAAAAGTGGATTTTTTTTGATTAATTCAGCGATATATTTAATTGTTGAGTATGATGCTTTAAAAAATGGGACTGACAAATGAAATGAATATTCAGATTCTGTTTTAATTGATTCTGTATATTTAATAAATGTTGTCGGACAATCCAAATAATATGCTATTTCTTCAATAGCTTCGTTTAAAATATCTTGAGCGTGTGTCACATCATCATTGTGCACATGATCTAGATCAAAAAATAATGAGTATATACCCTCATTTTTAAAAAGTAAATGATAACCTTTATTATTATTCAATTCTTTCAATATTTCTTCATTTGTCCCGTCAAGTGGTTTCATTTTTATAATTTTTGCATCTTTATAAGCATTAATTGCATATATTGACATTTCATTTTTGTTAATTGACATTTTTATTTAATACTATATATTATTATATTAGATATTATTTTTATTTCTTTAAACTATTTTTTAAATAATTAAATAAAATAAAATTGAAATAAAAATAAATGTGGTAAACACGAAAATATGGCAAAAACTGATATTAATATATTGCACAATTTCACGATATAAAAAGGCGACCTAAAGCCGAGCGAATAAATAATTTAATAATATTAATTTATGACCTGAAATAACATTTCATTTACTACTATACATGAAATGATTATTATATTTGTATCAAATTTGTTTAACGTCCCGAAATAGAAAATATAAACATTTATTAATCTTATTGTAATCTTAATACTCAGTTTAGCTCAATTGTTAGATCTGTCTCAAACTCGTAGTTATTATATATTAAGTTATATTTATTACGAGTTTGAGACAGATGTAAGATTTTTTGATTTTTATGATTTTACATTTTGAATTCGACTTGTTTGCACTCGTATTTTGATTTTTATGACGCAAAAATATTTTTATGACGCAAAAAATAAATTAACATCTCGACAATAAATAATAATTTATGTTACATCTTTTACGTCTGTCTCAAACTCGTAGTTATTATATATTAAGTTATATTTATTACGAGTTTGAGACAGATGTAAGATTTTTTGATTTTTATGATTTTACATTTTGAATTCGACTT